TGCTCCCAGAATATAACCCTTTTTTTGTTTTTTTTGGGTTGTATGTGTCAAGAGCGGAATGAAATTCTCTCAGATTTCTCAGTGTACACTCGATCATTTCTTTAGATGCTCTTTCAGTTCTTTAAAGCCGCCAATAAAGTTATTATCGACAACTTTTGCGTTCTCTTCCCAATTAACGTTTTGTTCCCAGATCATAGGAACAGTTTTCCAGTTAAGCTGTTCTTTAGTTGCTTCTAATGCTTCTTCACAGTTTTCCATGTCCGTATAAGAAAATTTTAAATCACTTTCTTTTAGTAAATTTAATGCTCCTTGGCAATGGGGACAACTGTTTTTAGTAACAAGAACGTAATGTTTTTCATCTGCCATTTTTAACCTCTTAAAAGTTGTTTGTTTGAATGCAGCCCAAGTTTTTCTTGTATTGTCTCCGGTGTGCCAACCACTACAAGATCAATACCCGACTGCCCTCTGTTGAGATATACTCTAGTAAAAATTTGTCTTTTATCCAATTGTCCTAAACGATTTTCTGATAGAAGTCTTTTGTAAGTTTCATCTTCTCTCAAACAAACAATGTGTTCTGGATTGATAAATATTTCTCTAAGGGAGAATGAGTCAGCCAAACGACCATCATCTGAAAATTTATTATCTTTGTATACTTCTGTTAACTTAACTACCATTATCTACACTCGTATATGTTTTCTTCATTGGTAAACCAGTATTGACCATTATATAATATTTTACAATATGGTGCCCATCCTTTTTTATGTTCAACGGTAATTGCATGGGCCGGCTTTTCCGTTTTAATCCATTTATTTGGTGCCTCGTCCCTAGAGTGTGAATCATGGTTAAACTGGAGTAGCGTTACATCGGAGGGAATAAAAACTAGATCTCCTTTTTTAAAACTACTCACCAATCTCTTCCTCTCCGCTTTCGGGAAGATCATCGACGGGTGGACCAGTTTCCCCAATCTCAATCTTCCCCGCCTCCTCGCGTAAAAACTGTTGTACAGTGCGGTTGTAACCTTGCAATATGTCCATGGCGTCCTCCAGAACTACCACACTTCTTAAAAGATTTTCTCTGGCGCTTTTGACATCATTGAATGAAGAATCAACTTCTTCATTCAAAGCCTTTCTCTGAGCAGATTTGATAAAGACACTAACTTCTTCGTTTATGTTTACAGATTTTTGTAAAATATTTGAAATTTCTACCGGGACTTCAGTAAAATCAGCTGTGTAAGAGATTCTAACTTTTTTCATTTAACACTCCATCTAAAGTATAACACTCCTTTATTATTTTGTCAAGGGGTTTTTCTTACTTTTTTTAAAAATCTTTCTTCACAGTCAACCATCTGTATTTTTCCTAAAGGGAGCAAGGTATATACTTTGGCTCCCCTGGCAGAACTGGTCACTGGCTTTGCCCCAATTTCGATAACGGAAAAATAACAATTTCGAATTTTTATCGGCGCGGTTTTTCTGCCGCGAACAAGCTGTCCAGTGGCAAACTTTGGTTCAGCTTTAGTCTCGTCAACTACTTTTTGCGTAAATTTATTCTTACACATAGAAACAAATTGTTTCTCTGTCGGAACGAAGTCCGACTTACTCAATATCTTTTCAGCAAGATCTTTAAAATAGGGCGGATTATTTTTATAATAGTGCGCGCATATCATTGCTACTTCTTTTTTTTCATCATCGTATTGTACTTTCCATTTTTCATAATCTGCCACTGTTTCTTCTGAATATTTTTCTTCTATTTTTTTTATGGCTCCAAGTTGAGCTTCAGTCATGCTTCCATTTTTATTATATTGTTCATAAATGGATTCTAAAAACTGCTTCGTACCACCATAGACAAACGGAATTTTTAAAATATCTTCGATGCGTTCTAAAATAGAATCGTCCTTAACTTTGGGTTTTTCGACTTTTTTATAACTTCTATAATATCTGTAGGTAGCCATCACGTTAACCCAACGAACTTAAAACTTGATGCATCCCCAAACCAATTAAAGTTGTTACAATGATCCACAACGCTTTTGATACTTGTCTTTTAAAGCTCTCTAGATCGCGGATGCGCGCATAGATCCCTTCATCTGGATTGTAAACGGCTTCTTTTATTTTCACGATATCCTCCGCCATTTCTTCTTGCTTGTCCTTAACTATTTCAATGTTATCCATTATTCTTTCAAATTTCCCATTCAATTCAAGAAGTGCGGTTTCGGTGCCAGTAGCCATTTATTCCTTTTCTCCCTGGTATTAAATAGTTTGCTGACTCACTAATCGTTCTCAATTATTGCGTAATTTGTAGTAATTAACGTCGATGCGGCCGAAACAGCATTCTGAAGAGCCGATTTGGTAACTTTCGCGGGATCGATGATGCCGGCTTCGAACATGTCAACAAGTTTACCAGTGGCAAAGTTTCTGCCATCGCTTTTTTGCAGAGATAAAATTTCGTATAAAACCAAATCCGGCTTCTCACCAGCATTCAGTGCCATCTGCCTAATTGGAGATTTGATTGCCTCACATACAATTTTAGATCCAATTTCTTGATCTTCATTTTCAAATTGAAGATCCAAACCATCCGCCGCTCTAACCAAAGCTACACCACCACCAGGGACAATCCCTCCCAATTGTGCGGAACGAACGGCCTCGAGGGCATCTTCTACGCGATATTTCTTTTCAACCATCTCAACTTCTGTTGCACCACCAACGTGAATGATGGCAACTCCACTTGCGAGTCTAGTAATCCTTTCTTGAATTTTTTCACATTCGTGAACAGAATCGGTTTGCACCAACTCAAGCTTAAGTGCATCAATTTTCTTTTCAACCTCTTCCACATCGCCAGTCCCCCCAACAACCGTTGTGGCGTTTTTAAGAACATCAATAGTTTTTGCTGTCCCAAGGTGAATCAATTTGACATCCTGAAGTTTTAATCCTGAATTTCTAGAGACAAATTTTGCACCAACTGACAGCGCCAAATCTTTGAGAATGCTTCTTCTTTCTTCTCCATAACGAGGTGCCTTAATTGCAGCAACCTTAAGAGTGCCTCGCATAGCGTTCATGATAACAGCTGCTAGCGCTTGCCCTTCAATGTTTTCACAAACTATTATAAATGGTCTGTTTTCTCTGGCAACAACTTCTAGGATAGGTAAAAGCTGTTCTACTGTTTCAATATCATAGTCAGTTACGAGAATAAGAGGTTCGTTGTACTTCACAGCTCCTCTTCTTTCATCTGTAATAAATTGAGGAGAGACATACCCTGAATCGAATCGGAACCCTTCAACAAGATCTAGACTGGTCTCGATGGAGCGGGCCTCTTCAATGGTTATTGAACCATCTTTTCCAGCTTTGTCCACAGCTGTCGCAATTAATTTTCCGATAATTTTATCGCCGTTCGCAGAAATTGTTGCGATATGCTCAATGTCTTCTATACTTGAGATAGGCTTTGACATCTCTTCTACTTGCTCCACAATCGACTCAACTGTCTTATCCATGCCTTTCTTCATCTCTACAGGAGAAGAGCCAGCCACGATGTATTTCTGAGCTTCTCGCAGTACTGCTCGTGCGAGAACAGTAGAAGTTGTTGTACCGTCACCACATTCATCAGCAGTTCTTGCTGCTGCCTGCTTGATGATTTGTGCTCCAGCATTCTCAAATGGATCTTCAAGGCTAACAAACTTTGAAATAGTCACACCATCTTTTGTGATGATAGGATTAAATCCTTTCTGATGCAATATCACGTTTCTGCCACGAGGACCAAGTGTTGACGCAACATTGTCAGCAAGAATATCAGCGCCTTTCAGAATCTTCTCTTGTAGAGAAGGTCCCGAATCATATTTTTTCGCCATGCTCAACCTCTTTCGTTATATACATTATAAGACATTATACACTAAATGTCAAGTGTTTTTTAATGATTTTACAGATTTTACAACTGCTTTTTCTAAATCTTTAGAATTTTGAATAGCCATCTTGCCTGCGGCGCCTCTTTTCTCGATGTCTTTTTCTGTGCATGCAGCTGACGATTCTTGCCCACCACAATCGCTCAGGAAAAATCTTCCAACATTATCTGATAGTTCGGCCATGGAATTAAACATAAGAGTCATATCCTCGCCAATTCTTATCGCAGCAGCATCAAACACGTTTTTAACAGACGGAACAGTGATCCTAATTTTGCCTAATTCAGCTGACTTCCTACTGTAATGTTTGGCATTGATATGGAACTGTTTTCCTTTTGCTCCCGGGGCGCTTTTGAGCACTTCTTGAAAAAAGGCCGCTTTATTGGTAGATTGAGCAGCCATAGCTGACCAATTCTGAAGTTCTTCAGCAGATCCCCATAGATCCTTTGTATCTTTAGTATCTTGTCCGGGCAAGGGCTCATATGTAGAAGCAAGCGTTGCGCCAGGAGTTTGGGAGCCTGCAGCTCCGCCGGCTTCGAAAGCGGCTAAATCAGCAGATAATTTTGTATCAAGTTGTAAGGTCCCATCTGCCGGAACTCCTTGAAGATTAATTTGTTCTGCTGCGTCAGTGTTTATTCTTATGCCAGCTTTCTCAATAAGAGCGAGTCTAAGCCATTTGGGTCTTGCTCCCATCATCGCGCCGGCCTTGGTTGGGCGGCCTCCTACAGCATGTCGAACCCATACGTAGTTCCCTTCTTCACCCCATTTGTCCGCAGAACCCATTTTAAGCCAGCTTTTTTTACCAACTTGCTCAAGGGAGAACTTTTGGTTAACAAGTTTAAGTTCTTCAACATAAGCAACATTACCGATCCATTCAAAGAAGTTGTCAGCCGTAATATTGAATTCATAAAAAGTTACTTCAGAGATCGCTCCTTTCCCAGATTGTTTCTTTACGACAACAACATATCTCATCTCTTCTCCGCCGTTGGCGAAGTGTCCAACAAGATCTGTAAAGCTTCCCTTAACGTCACCAACTTCGTTTAGGATTTTCAAACTAATTGGCGACATTTTACCACCAAACTCAATACGAATATCTGCGATATCGCCCTCGCTAGTTGGCACCTGTATAGATTTACCTCCAAATATAGTCGCTAAAAATGGCTCCCACATAAAACCAGCAACAGAAGCATTAAATTCTTTAAGCATATAAACAAAAGAATTCAAAAACATTAAATAAGATAGAGCTTGAGGAATTGATGCTTCCTCAATATTTTTCTCAACCACTTTAGGATCTAAAAATTCAGCAATTGCTGTAATTTTGTCTCCGGGTGTTTGGGCGTCTCGTGCCATTTGACCCATCCACATCTCAAACTGTTCACGCTCTTCAGAGCCAGGTTTCTGACCTACAGATGTTTCTGTAGCTATGATCGTGGGAAGTCGAATGCTTCTTTGTCTAGCCTTAGCCCCGTCTCCTTCTAATAATTTCTTTGATGGCACTGAGGTTGCCTGCTCGACGAACGCCTGTTCAACCATCTCGAGAAGCCGTTGAAAGTTTATAGTTTTTTTGTCGAACCTTTGTTTAATTCTTTCTTTAATATCCATGCTTATAATTAGTCCGCATCAAACGATTTCGTCCGCTATTCCTAACTCTACAGCTTCTTCTGCTGTGAGATATACATTCATTCTTTTTGCCAAAAGTTTTTTAATATATCTTTTAGTCATCTTTGTTTCTTCTGTTAGGCAACTGACTAGTCTTTCTTGAGTCCATTTGGCCTCGGCCATTTCATTTTCAAGATCGGAGATATTGCCATGTTGCCCAGATTGAACACCGTGAAGCATCACTCTGCAATTTTTACCAATTTTTCTTTGGCCTTTCGTGCCTGCTGCCAAAAGTAAAACTCCTGCTGACATAACTTTGCCGATGCCTAGAGTATTAATGTCACAATCATTTCTTACCATTCGCATTATGTCATATATCGAAAACATATCAACAGCGCTGCCGCCCCAAGTTGATACAATAAAGTCCATGGACTCATAGGTCACCACCTTCTCTGAGTCAAGGTCTTCTGGGTCTAAAAGATCTTCCTTTTTGCCCATTTCTCTCAGCGCCATTAGCGAATAAGTCGTTTCGGCGGCATTGTCCTCGGTAACTTCTCCATATAATCCAATCATTCTGAGTTTCGCTGGTTCAACGGCGGGATCGTTCAACATTAAAAATTGTGAAAGATCCGTTACCGGAAGGTCGGAAGTTTCTTCTTGAGAGTCGTCCTCAAATTTTTTCAATCAATTCTCCTTTCTTTTAAATTTTTTAAATTTGCCATTCCTATTAACTTCTTGTAATTCAAACGGAAATTGATTAGCCCAGCTTCGCCATGAGTTTGGCTCTTTGAAATTTCTTGATAACAAAAGAGTTTCCTCCTCTTGATTTTTTGTCCACCCAAAGCCAACTTCTCGCCAACCACTAGTGGCAGATAGAACTTTATTTTTCACACGCTTTCCTTTTATTCCTTCAATCTGCAGACGATAGTGGTTTCCTTCCTCGTCGGAAAATACTTTCCAAATTGTAGCTTTCACCTCACTCTCCTTTTTATTTTTCATTATAGCACGTTTCTCCTAATTTTACAACAACTTTTTTCTGGATTTTCGCGAATATGATATTGCCTCCCTCCAGTTGTTAAACCGTATAAGCTTTTTATAAAGCTTCGGCCAATGAGTAATTATGCGTGCGATGGTCATTTCTCTCCAAATTTTATGTAATTTATTATCAATACTCCGAAGATCTTTGATTTCTTCACTAGAAGCACCTGAATCCTTTATGACACTATACTTCATTTCGAGAGCATTGTCAAGATCTTCCGATAAAATATCTAAAACATTTAACATGTGTGCGAGTTGTTTCTCAAATAACTCAGCCAGTTGGCCATACTGAAGCACCCCAGAGATTATCCTGTATGAAAAAACTCCGAGAGCGAACCACAAAAATTCATTCATGCCATCTGGCATATGAACCTCTTTTACTTATTTTTAGTGGATGAAAAAATTCGATTTACGACGCGTTCAGCAAGGTTGTCCACATACTCTTTTTTCTTATTTTTTTCATTCTTGTGTTTTTGCAACTTTTCGTAGAGAGCAGCAGTTACCTTTTCTGTAATTTTATCGATGGTATCATCATCCAAATCTGAATTTTCTTCCTCTTCCAGAGATTCTTCTTCCTCAGAAGCTGGTTTTTCTCCCTCTTCCATAGGAGGCTCTTCTTCCATAGGAGGCTCTTCTTCCATAGGAGGCTCTTCCATAGGAGGCTCTTCCATAGGAGGCTCTTCCATCGGAAGCTCTTCGCCTTCTCCTTCTGTAGAAACAGTCATAAGACCTTCAACACCTAGAGCGTCTTCAACGACGCCGGCGAATCCTTGAGCCAATTTTTCAGCCACTTCTTCCGCTTGCTCCGGAGACAAATCAATTCCGGACTCTTCACCAGGAAGCTCCTCTCCAGGAAGCTCTTCACCAGGAAGCTCTTCACCAGGAAGCTCTTCGCCGGGAAGTTCCTCTTCGCCAGGAAGCGGTTCGCCAGGAAGTCCTCCTTCTGGCTCCATTTCGTCTTCATCGCGTGCATAGGGACCAAGGCCCATCTCATTTATCTTTTCGACAAATGGGTCTGTTAACGGTCCGATTGAGGCTAGTTTCATGAAACGACGGATGGTCGCCTCTTTAAGAAGTGTCTTTTTACTCATTTTGTTTCTCCTGTAAAAAAGTTTCGACGCTTTTAATATAAATAGTCACACGTTACTAAAAAAGAAGATTTTATAAGCTCGCAGTACCATCTTTTTTAATCGGCATTTTTTTCAAAGCTTTATCTTGGATTTGTTTGATTCTCACGAAGCTTACATTTAGTCTCTCTGCAATTTCTCTCAGAGTCATAGGGCCATTTTTTTCAACTGCGATCAAAGAACAATTTAAATCATTTTTGTAATTAATCCAGTATCTGCATTCTTTAATTGGGCACCCAACGTCATTGGAAATACAACAGTTACAACAACTCCTCATAATTCTGAATGCTCCTCTTCCAACAAATCAAATACGCTTTCTATTTCGTCGGGGTTTAAGGCAAATTGTTCTTCTACTTCTCGGCCTTTTTGAATTAGCCGCTGCGACTTCTTCCTATTCGACTTGCTCTGACTGTTCTTTTTTTCTTTATACTCATCAACAATCTTCATCATATTTTCATCCTTGTTAATATATTTTCTCATCATCAATCTGAAGAATTCATTTTGATACAAGCCATCGTAGTGTAGCCTAATTTTCAGGTCGGCATGATTCTTGTCGAAGTCTTCAAAACAAACTTGCTTCTCTGCTTTTCTAAACTTATGAAACATTATCTCCTCAAAATGTGCGTCGAACTTTCATACTGGCCAGCAGCAGTTTGGCTAAGAAATGTTGCTTTTGATTGAAACTCTTCTAAAGTACGAGCGCCGGTATAAGAAAACCCGCTCCTGACGTTACCTCCAATATCCCGTAAGATATCAGCAACCGGGCCTTTGTATGGAATTGTAGTTGATATTCCTTCAGGAGAAGATGATTGCCCTCTCCAATCCATTTGTGCAGACCTCGAAGCCATGCCTCTGTAAACTTTATATTTTTTGTTTCCACTTGTAAATATTTCTCCTGGTGATTCATCAGTGCCTGCCAACATCGATCCAAGCATAACAAAATCTGCTCCTGCCGCTAATGCTTTTACAATGTCTCCACTATTTTTAATCCCGCCGTCAGCAATTATTTTTGCATCTCTGTTCGTATACGAGCAATCATGTATTGATTGAAAAGTTGGAACGCCATGGCCAGTGTTGATTCTTGTGCTGCAAATTGAGCCTCCACCAATTCCAACTCTTATGCTGTCTGCTCCCCAATCTGCCAAATCATTAAAAGCTTCAAGGGTTGCAACATTTCCAGCCATCAAATGAACTTCACTCCCAAAAACATCTCTTAGCGATTTAAGCGCATGTTTAACTAAAACATGATGGCCGTGGGCCACGTCTAAACACAGGTAACGCGCGCCGGCGGCGAATAGAGCGTGCGCACGTGCTAAGTACTCTCCAGTTGCCCCGATTGCTGCAGCTTTAAAACATCGCCTCTCCTTAACAAGGGCAACCTGTTTCTCGATTGTGTTATACCTGTGAATTACCCCCAACCCACCTTCATCATACATAGTCCACGACATTTCATCTTCGGTAACTGTGTCCATTGGGCTTGATATGACTGGCAATTCCAAATATGCTGTTTCGCTTAAATGATTCCCTATATCAATTTGACTTCTACTTTCTATATCTGAATATTTTGGTTCTAGTAGAACGTCATCAAAACTAAGACTATTTTGCATTCATTTCCTCTTTAATTTCTTTAATAAAACTATTGGCTCTTCCCCAACATTCCGGACAATAAAGATTAACTTTATTTTGGTTTTTTCGGACGATAACATACCAAGATTGTACCATTTCTTTATTCTCTTTGTCAAACGGTTTTTCGCACACAAGGCAACAATCATCAATTTGTGAAAACAAACCAATCTTTTCTTTTAAATCCTGCTCTGCGCGCTTCTTCTTTGTTTTTCTAATTCTTCTTTTTATCTTTTTCGCTGCTTTTGTCATCTGGCCTCCAAGGTTGATATGCCAACTGCGCCGAAGACCGCGCCACAACCATATAAATTTTTAAAAATAACAATAGCGGAAGGGAAAGGAGCAGAATTATTTCCAGCGTTATCATTTTTAAATTTAAGTCGTCCTTTCACAAAATTTATTTTCCACGCCTTCATACAATAATCGTGCCAATACTTTGTATCTGTTCGTGAAGGTATTAAGCAGACCACTGTTGTCTTTGGTTTTTGCCCCTCCTCATAAGCCTTCTTGATCCATTTTTTAATGTCTCTCCCGTATGGAGGATTCATAAATACTGTTTCACCTTCCCAGCTTTTACTAAGCCCGTCATCCTCTTCAGTATAATATTTTTCACACTTCGCAGTTTTGTGGGTAGCGCATGGATCAAGAGTAAACCTATGGTCAAGATTCAAATAGTCATATAATCCTTGAGGAGTTTCCCATTCTTCAGATTTAGAAGAAAACATAACTTCTTGTGTGCTCTTATTCATACTAGCCCCGTGCTTCCAAAGCCCCCATCGGAACGACTAGTGTTTAGTTCTGATGGATCACGATTAATTTCGTCAAGCTCACAGATTACAACTGGGACCAAAACAGCCTGTGCAATTTTTTGGCCAGGTTTAATAATTTTTGTTGAACCTCCAATGTTGTGAAGGTTGACATACACTTCGCCAGTATATCCAGGATCAACGACACACGCGCCAACAATCAATTTTTGTTTATGGGCGACGCCAGACTTGTTTTTAACCTCGAACATATGATTGTCTGGAACGATGACTTTCAGGCCGGTTGGAACCAAGCAAGATTCTCCTGGTGGAATTCTATACTCTCCTTCGGGTTTCCAATAACAATCCGGGTCTTGTTCGGGGTCCGGACAATAAAACAAATCCATTCCCGCATCGGTGGAATGCGCTCTCATCGGTAATTTTGCATTTTTTCTAACCTTATAAAATTTAAGTTTCATCATAACTCCTTTATACCATTATACTTTTATACTTTTTGTTTGTCAAGTTTCTTTTGTTTTCTTTTTTCACTTTCTTTTTTACGCCTTTTATATTCAACATATTTTTCAGTTTTGCGATATTCTCTCTGCCATTCGGCTGCAGCCTTGCGACGTTCAGGTGTATCTTTTTCTCGCCTGCTAGCATTGTTGCGTGCTTTATATTCCTCATACCATTCGGGATCTTCTTGTTTTTTTCTTTGAAATCGAGCTGTGGCCTTCGCACTTTCTTCTTTGCGCCACTCAGGATCTTGACTTTTTTTCCGGTACCGTTCGCGCCGGTTTCGAGCGACTTTTTCGCACCACTCAGGGTTATTCCGTCTTCTTTCCCGGGCAGCGGCCCTACTGTACGCATTTTGTCTTTCTCGATATTCTGGATCTTCCTGTCTTCTTTGGCGTTCCCGCTGCGCTTGGCGCGCGTTCTGTTCAGCCCGAATCTTAGGGTCTTTCCTCCTCTCTCGTTGTCTTGCGCGATCTTTCTTGAGGCTTTCTTCACCAAAAGCGGTGCACTGGTTTAACAAAAGAGGATCTTCAGATAGTTTCTGAAGCATTTTTTGTTCTGCCAGTTTCATCTCTTTGGGACTCTCAAACTCCTTGATAACAATCCACTCCAAATCTTCTCTGCTCAGGGAGTGTTTTTCACAATGTCTACACAAAGTTGTCTTCTGACTACCATAATATCTAAAATGCTCTTTAGAACGTTCCTCCATGCCTTGCGTTGTCGAACCAACATAGTAATGACCAGTAGAGCACTGTGCTTTGTACAAATGATTTGCCTTTTTGCTTTCACGCCACAATTTATTTTTTTCACGGAGATATTCTCTATTATTTTCACGATATCTTTTAGCATACTCTTTCAAAACATCTTTGTTTTTTTCATGATACAGTCTAGACTTCTGAGAAAGCATTTCCTTGTTTTCCTTGTGGTATTTCTTCATATAGGAAAGTCTACAAGTTTTACATTGAGAACAAAGACCGTCTCTCGTACTGTGCTTTTTGTGAAACTCGGTTGTTTCTTTTTCTGTTTTGCATTCACTGCATATTTTTTTCATCCCAGCAACCTCCAATTGTACCTTATAGATCTTGAAGAAAATCCCCACTGTTCATTGTGATCTATTTTACACATATAAGGACGATTAATATGAATTATATCTTTTTCTCGAACTCCCCAACATCTGATAGAAGTTTGATTGCTCGTTGAATCAATCACATTAACAATCCAATACTCTTTACCGTTTTTTGTTTTTCTTCTTATAATTTCTCTCGGAATAAACCAAACAACCTGAAGTTCAGGGTCATATTCAGCGATAGGAGGAACAAAATATTCTTCAAGTTTGCTTTTTACACGCTCAGTCAACACAAGATCAATTGGAAAAACACCAGTCAAGTTAGCTTTGTTGGCAATTTTTTCTTCGACTGTAAAGTCTCCCTCTGGCCTATAAAGTTCAATGTTGTCATGTAGTTGTTTTTCCTTTTTTGGACGATCAACAACAGCAGCCGACCAAAAATGTTTCACTCCAGAAAACCTGTCATCAATCAATCCTTCTGCCGCGCCGCTCCGAACAAGAACGTCCAAAGCTTTCTTATTTAACTTACTGTAAATGATATCTTCATTAAACAACAGTTCTTCGATAGTATTAAACGGACGATTCTGTACAATCTGTTCAATAGCTTTGTCTCCTAGACCTTTAACAGAAGTCAATGGTTGAATGAGAGTCTTACCATCTTCAGTAATTTCCCAAACTGTCCCTGAAGAATTTATATTGAGTGGCTGAATCTTAAACCCCATCGACTTAGCAATGTTAATTGCTTTTTCTTTTCTGCTTTCAGGCTCCTTATCAAGGAAAGCGGCAGTCCACTCTACAGGATAATAATTAAGTAGCCATGCACACTGGAAACTAAGAATACTATAGCTTACTGCGTGAGACTTATTGAAGCCATAGCCAGAAAAGTATTCAAATGTCTGCCAAAGTTGATCAGCCTGCGACATTGATAACTTCTTTTCTATACAGCCTTCAACGAATTTATTATAAATCTTCTCTTTCTTTTTTGATTCATCTCCAGCCCCTTTCTTTGTCAAATATTTTCGCAGAGCGTTGCCTTCGTCAAGGGAAATGTTTTTGCCAAGTTTGTGAGCCAGCAAAGCAATCTGTTCTTGGAAGATAAGGAATCCATGGGTCTCTTTTGTTACATCCTTTATAAGCTTGTGAATATAATTGACACTTCCAGGATCTCGCTTTGCGTCGACATAAGATTTGTCAACATCTGCGCCTAGGGGCCCGGGGCGGTATATTGAAGTGATGGCAGAAATATCAATCAGATTTTTCGGCTTCGCCCTCTTACAAAACTCCTGTGCTCCTTTTTCTGTGAATTGAAATATACCAGTCCACTTACCTTTCTGGAAAACATTTCTGTAAATATTTTGATCATTAAAATCAATAACATCGGGATGAAGTTTCTCGTTATAGAATTTCTTTACATTTTCAAATGTTGGATCCTCAACGCCGTGGTGCCTCTTGAGAATGTGTCGGATTGAGCCTTCAATCATTCTCAACGAAGCCAGCCCAAGAATATCAAACTTAATAAAGCCAAGAGGTTCAAGATGTCTTACGTTTTGCCCCTCAGACCAAGGAGTTTGCCTCACGCCGCCGCTATTAACAAGCGGCATCCACTTGTCTAGGCTCTCGCCTATAACGACGCCTCCTGCGTGCCTAGAGACGCTCCTAACCTGTCCTAGAAGGGCTTCAATATGAGTTTTGATGTTAGGGTACTTATTAAGGAACTTCTTCAAAGTCTCTGAGTATTCCATAACTTCTTCGAATGTTGGCGTATATACTCCTGATTTAATACCATGAACTTTTTTGGCAATTGGAGTTGCTTCAAAGATCATTTTCCCCGTCACATTATTAACTTCAATAAAAGGAACATCATAAAACTTCGATACGTCTTTGATTAAAGAACGAAGTTGTAGAGTGTTATAGTTTGAAATAGGAGCAACTGTGTCGGATCCCCATTCCTCAATCAACATCTCTTTCAACTCCATCGGATCACTTACATCATAATCAATATCAGGATAATCTGTTGCGTCTTTACGTAGGAACCTTGAAAACAGAAGTCCATGTTTAATTGGATCAACCTGTGTGATATTAAGGACATAGGCGACGAGAGAACCTGCGGCAGAGCCTCTTCCTGGGCCTGTCAGTTGGACGGAAGACGCTTTGTCAGCAATCGCCTTCATTGTCAGAAAATACTTGGCAAATCCACGATCACGAATAACAAAAAGTTCTTCTTTAAGTCTATCAACATATCCTTCTTTTTCATTAAGATCTTTTTCTTTTAGACCATCGAGACAATCTTGTGTCAGAGCCTGAATATCTGTTTTACCCGCAGGGACAACAAAACTTGGAAGTCTAACTTCATTATCTGGCATAAAGTCTTCGATCAGATCGTGAGCAATATATTCTGTTCTTTTGATTGAGTCCAACACAAGGTCATCATCGTAATCAAAACCAACCAACTTAGAATAGTTATGATATGCTTCCCACATCTGTTCGCCATTTTTTGGATACAATTCATATCCGA